AACGCAACCAGGATATGCGCACTGCCCCTCGTGCCGTCCGAATGAGTTCGAGCACTCTCTAGGACGGCATCTACTGGGCCGCTGCGAGCAGCTTGTCCGTCTCGATCGCGTCGGCCTGGTCGAATAGGTCGGCGGGCGTAGGACGGATCAGTTCGCGGGCGCCGTCGACCGGCCCCGTAAGCCACGTGGCCCAGTCATCGGGCTCGACGTGCACCACCGCCCGCTTGTCCTGCTTTTCGGCGGGCAGCCTCGGGTCCGGCTTGTGCAACCTGGCCAGCAGGGGGTGCCCGTCGCAGTTGCAGGTCAGCATGGTGTACGACGGGACGATCTCGCCCGTCTGCGGGTCGGTCCAGTGGTTCCAGATGCCGGCCAGCATCCATGGCAGGCCGTCGGCCCGCCGCAGCTGCCACCAGATGTTCTTCCCCGTCTCCCAGTTCGGCTCCTGGTACCAGGTGGCGGGGATCAGGCAGCGGCGACCTTCGTTCCAGGCAGCCCGGAAAGTCGGCGACGTCGCGACGGTTTCCGATCGCGCGTTATTGGTGCTGCGCGCCCGGGGCGCGGGTGGCTTCTTCCCTGGCGCGGCCGGCTTGCCCGGGATCATGTCCTTGCGCGCCGGTGCGCCCGGGCGGATCAGTCCCCACTGGCCGAACTCACCGACCGCCCCGCCCTCGCCGTCCGCTCGCAGGAACAGCCCTGCGTCGAAGGGCCCCACAGTGGGCTTGATGCCCTCGGGCGCCGCCTCGGGCAGCCACAGCTTGCCGAGGTGCCGGCGGACGAAGATCTCGAAGTCGTCCTTCGGCGCCATGTGGTAGAGGTTGCACATTCGGCGACTCTAGCCTACGCTGCGCCGTCGCATTGGCTCTTCACGGCGCCATCCCACGCGACATTGCCCGGCCACGTGCCGGGCATTTTTATTCCGCCTTGCGCGCTGCCGACGTCGATCTTGCGCCGCCTCACTGCCGGGGTCAGGTCTTCAAGTCGGGCTCGACGGGATCCGCCGGATCGGTCGAGCTGCTCGAAGACAGCGCGATGAACAGGTACGAGGCCCCCAGCATGACGGCCGCGAAGACGACGTGTCCGAACACGTCGCCGTGACCGGCTCGCCAGTGCGAGATTCCCAACGCGATGCCACCGCCCGCCAACACCGAATGCGCCATCCCGACGACTCGCCAAAGCACTGTCATTCCCTGCCCTCAGACCCTTTATCTTGTATCCACAATGTAACGGCGAAGACCCCCAGCCCGACCCGAGACTGAGGGGGATGTGAGACGCCTGCAACGCCCGCGCGAGACTTCCGCACGGTTCCGACCGGGGCTCCCGGTACGATCGACGCCCGACGTCGCGCATTGACCCCACCTCACATGACCGCTGAACAGCAAGGGACCTCTACCGGTCGCATCGATGCGATCGCGGAGCGCTTCGCCTCGAGGTGGCGCGACTGCCCGCCGATCCATGTCGTGGCCACGGCTGCCGACCTGCCCTTCCCCGCTCCCGCCGATGCCGAGGGCGCCTTCCGGCGCGGCGAGACCTACCTCGTCGCTGGAGCACTGGACCAGCACCGCGCCGTCGAGGTCATCGCTCACGAAGTCGTCGGTCATCACGGCCTGCGCCGGACGCTCGGCAGCACCTGGCGGTCCTTCCTGGCCAGCACGCTTGCCGGCACCCGACGCGACCCAGAGCTGCGGGCGGCGCGCCGGCACATCGAGCAGATCTACGCGGCCGACGGCGACACCATCGCGCTGTCCCCGCTCCGCCTCGCCGACGAGATCGCGGCCACGATCGCGGAGCGCTCGGTCGACCCGAGCACCGGTGCGATGGCGGTGGCGCGGCCGCTGCAGAAACAGGCTGCCGCCGTCGCTGGCCACGTTGCGCGCGAAGTGCTGCTGATGGACCGGCCGGTGTGCGCCGACCAGTTGCAGGGCACGGTGCTGCTAGCTGAGCGACAGCTCCGCGTCGGTGGGACTTTCTTCGGCTGGCGGCGCCGAGTGGCCCACTGGTATGCTGGATTCATGGCGTACAAGTTCGATCCCAACGCCCGCCCGATGAGCCTGCAGGAGGCTCAGGATCTGCTGCGCGCCGAGAACACGCGCCTGCAGACCAAAGAGGACAACAAGGTGATGGCGCACCTCGGCCTCGCCGCCCTGCTCTTTGCGGTGTTCGGCGGGTCGGTCATCCTCATGATCGTGCGGGGCCTCAGCTCGTAGCCGAGACCTCTGCGCTGGGGAACTGCTTGGCTTCTTCGAGCAGCTGATTCAGCGGCGCCGCGAACCTGATGACGCGCACCGGCTCTTCCTTCGCGAGCGCGGCCAGCCACTGATGGTGTCCATCCAGGACGTGCCCATCCGAAGAGACCAGAATCGAGCGCTCGCCTCCCTCACGGCTCGCCGCTTCGGCGACCTTGGTCCGCGACCAACAGGCCTGCGTGGGCTTCAGGTCTTCCGCCGCGATCTCGGCCTGCTCGTGCGGGATGCCGCGCGCCAGCAGGAACTGCGTCAGCGCGCCGCGATGCTCGGCGCGGATCTGCGGCATGTCCTCGCGCGCAATGCCCCGGTGACCACTCTCGGCAGGAAAGTCGTGCCAGTCGTCCTCTACCCCGCCAGGCCCTCCGCCCTGGCCCGGATCGCCCTGATCACCGCCGCTACCGCGCGCCGCAGCCGCGGGTTCGATTCCAGGGTCGTCGCCAGCTTCTTGGTCTTGGCCAAGGTATCGCCGGACGGCGTCTTCTGCAGGTAGGCCATCGAGCACGCTCCTCGCCGCGGTCATGATGTCGCTGATCTCGTCGGGGCGGTCCGCGCTGCCCGCCAGGAACGAGAAAATGTCCTTGGTCTCCGGGCTGATCCCTTCCTCGGCATCGAGGTCCAGCTCGCCGCCAGCGATCGCCCGCGCCAGTTCGGCGGATGACTCCAGCATCACCGGCGCCAAGTCGACGTCGGCGAGCTTGCGTCCCACGGCGGCCCGGTCGGTCGGCGTCGTGCGCACCCTCACCAGCACCGGCTTGCGCAGCTCGTCGACGACCGCAGGATCGATGCCCAGCCCGGGCGCCTGCTCGCGCAGGAACTGCCGGTAGTCCTCTGCCTTCTGACCGTCGGCCAGGAAGATCCGCGCCAGCGCGATCGCTCGAGCGTTTCCGTCCTCGACGTGGCCGTCCTCGCCGACGACCGGCGCGCCCTCGCCCGCGGTCTCGGCGGGGCCAAGCCGCGTCGGATCGAAGTTGCGCACGATGCCGCCCACGCGCTGCTCAAGGTCGGCCCGCTCGCGCTCCGGCGTCGCGATGCCAGCATCGTGCGCGTCGCGCGCATGGAGATCGGCGTCGTGGGAGGCCGTGATGTCGCCGAGGTCGACGACGGCGAACTGGCCGGCGAGGCCGTCGCCGTCGGCGTCGTTGAACCAGGTCACCGCGCCCGGGGCGCTGCCGGCCCGCGGCGCTGCCGGCGCGAAGACGTCGGCATCGGTGAGCACGCTCGGCGCCGGCGACTCGCTGGCCGGCTCGACAGCGCCGAAGACCTCGGCGTCGGTCAGAGGTTGCATGTCGCTCATTGGGCCGGTCCCCATCCGTTGCCGAGCCAGACGAAGCGGCCGCGAGGCGTCATGTAGACCTCCCCAACGGCCCTTTGGCTGGGATCGATGTCGCTGGCCTGGTCCATGCGCGCCGCGGCGCTGGCGCCAACGGCCGCCGCGCCCTCGGGGACCGGCGTCTTCGTCGCGGCGAAGTTGAGCAGCTTCGGCGACGTCACCGCGCGCGCCAGCACGTTGGAGCCCGCGATCGGCGCAGTCGCCGCGATCAGCGGCAGCACATCGCCACTGGCCATCGCATGGACGCCCGCAGCGCCGACGCCGGTACCGACCGCGATCTGCGTGCCGGCGGCAGCGGTGCCGCTCGGGTTCGCGAAGACCTTGCCGCCCTCGCGCCGGGTCTCCGAGATCTTGGCGATCTGGCCAAGACGCTTGAGCAGGTCGTCCGAGCTGGTTGCCCCGAAGATTGTCTGCCGCGCCGGCGGGCTCATCTTGGCCAGGCTGGTCAGGAAGGTCTCCGGCGAGAAGGCGTCGCCCATCGCGTTCTGCTGGCCGGCGGTGGCACGGCCCATGCGCTGCAGCACGGCGGCCGCGACCTGGTTGCGCTCCTCCTGCGGCAGCGCCGACATCACGCGCTTGATCACGGTGTCGCCCTCGGCGGTACCGGAGATCGCTGCCGAGAAGACCTTCTCCGGCGCGTCGCGGCCCACGATGCCGGACAGCTCCTCGAGGCGCTGCATGTGCTGGGAGGTGTACTCGTTGGCCTTCGCCCAAGCCTCCTCCGCGCGCGGGCCCGCCGCCTTGGCGGCGTCGCCGAGATCCTCGGACAGCGCACCGTAGAGCGCCTTCCACTTCGATCGCGGGACGTCCGACACCAGCGAGCCGTCGGTGATCTCTTTCCCGACCAGCGTGCGCAGCTTCTTGATGGCCTCATACGGGAGCGCCGGCGGCGGCGACGCCAGCGGCATCACGGAGTTCTGGCCAGGCACCTGCGTCGATAGCGTGAGGTCGTCGCCGAGCGCCTTTTCGATGCCCTGCATCTTCGCGTTCTTGAACCACTTCGACAGGTTCGGCGCGCCGTCGATCCCGGCATTCATCTCCGCCAGGGCCTGACGGGTGCGATCGACGGTGATCGGCTGGCCCTTGGGAAGTAGTTCGCCGAGTTCCTTGTAGAGCCCTGCCTGCACCTCCTGGAACCCGCTCTTGAAGGTCTCGACACCGCGCTTGATGGCCTCACCGGCCGTCACCGCGCTCGCGCCCGGGGCGAGGTCGTCGGACAGCTTCTGCACCGCGGCCTGCATGTCGTCGGCTTGCCGCTGGGCAAACTTCGAGATCACGCCGGCGCCGCCGGGCACCTTGGCCAGGCCCGACTCGATCGCGCTGGCGAGACGTCCCTGCGTGGCCTGTGCGAGGCTCGGCGTCGTGCCCGCGGCCTCGTCGAACAGCTGAACGGCCTGCTCGACGCGCTGGCGCCCTTCCTCGCCGCCGCGCAGCAGCCGCCGCGTCCCCTCGCGCGCCAGCGCCGGGGCGCCGCCGGGCAGCAGCGAGCCGATGATGCCCGCCGCGATCTGCGCGCCGATGCCGCCGCCGTTCTCACGCGTGACGCCGGCGGCGGTGCCACCGCTGGCTGCCGCTGCGGTCTGCGCGCCCATGCCCTGCTGGAGCTTCGTGCCGACGTTGGCCGCCACACTGCTCGCCGATCCGGACAAGACCTTGCCCAGCGCCGCCGATGCACCTGCGCCTGCCATGGCGCCGGCGGCATCGCCGACGACGCGCTCCGTCGCGCTCTCCGGTGCCGGCAGCCCGACCTTGCTCATGTTCTGCTGCAGCGCGGTCGACGTCGGGATGAAGCGGAAGCCGTTGTTCTCGCCGGCGACGGCATCCGCCGTCTTGTTGTACGCGGCGCCGAGGACGTCAGCGGCCATGCCGGGCAGCGCCGCGAGGCCCGCGATGCTGTGGCGCACCGTGAGCCCGAGCTGGCGCGCGATCTCCTGGCCGGTGCTGCGCGGCGGCGCGGCGGGCGCTTGGACCTGCGAGCCGCCGATCCCGTATTCCGCGTCGAACTGCGCCCGCGCCGCGTCGACCTGGTCCTTCGGCACCTGCGGTGCGACGACCTGCGTGAAGTACTGGGCGCGCGCTGCCTCCTGGTCCTCGGGCTTCAGCGCGCGGAACTCCGGCGACGCGATGACCTCGGTCCACTTCTTGGTCATGGCTTGCCTCCCCAGAGGTTGCTGTAGTCCGTCGACGCGCCGGATGCAGCGGGAGCGGCCGCTGGAGCTGCGGCGGGCTTCGAGGCTGCGCCGGCAGGCGCCGGGAGGTTGAACTCCTGCGCGATCGCGGTCTCGCGACGGTCCAGCGCCTTGCGGACCTCGCCGAGCTGCGCGTAGAGGCCCTCGCGGCCGAAAGACGCCCCCTGGAGCGACGTGGGGCTCGCGAGGGCCTTGTTGATGAGCTCGATGTCGGGGCCGGCCAGCGCGCCCAGCGCCTGGGCTTCCTTGAACTGCAGCTGCAGGTCGGCGACCAGCGACTGGATCCGGGCACGCGCCTCGGGCGAGATCTGGTCGCCGGGGTTGCGCGGGTTGAAGCGCCGCAGCTCGGTCTCGTACTCGTTCAAGCCCTGCTTGAGCGAGCGCATCGCGATGTTCATCCGCTGGACCTCGGCAGGGATCTTGCCGGGCCCGCCGCCGGCCGCAGCGGACTTGTCGCCCGGTCCGCCGGGGATCGCCTCGAGGTGACCGCTGCCGTCCGCCTTCCAGCGATACCCGGTCGGCGGTTCCTTCTTCGCCCCGAACGCCCCCGCCGTCACAGCGCTGAGCTTGTTGGAGATGGCGGCGCGCTCCTGCGGGTCATCGGTGTTGCCGAGGCCGAGCTGCATCGTGGCGACCGTGCTCGCGAGCTGGCGCTGCGGCGCCTGGGCGTCGAACGCGGCCTGCTCGCGGCTGTTGGCAGCCGCGGCTCGGTTGTCGGCCCGGACCGCCAGGTTGTTCCGGAACTCGTTCTGCGCGTAGTTGTAGATCGCCATCGGGTCCTTGAACGCGGTCAGCGCCGAGGCCAGCTGGCCGGTGTCCTTCATGACCGTCGACGGCAGCTTGCGGCCGTCCGAGGTCTCGCGCTCGATCACGATCTGGCCGCCCTGGCCGCGGGTGACGCTGGTGACGTGGGCACCGTCGGGGATGAAGTGGTTGTAGAAGTCCTTCACGCCGTCCAGGTCCCCGGCTGCCAGCGCAGCCGAGGCCTTGCCCAGCGCCTGCTCGCGCTCGGCGCCCTCCATCTGCAGCTTGATCATGGACTGCGCCGCGTAGTCGCGGTAGACCTGGCTCGCCTCGTTGAGCCGGCCGGCCTCGGCCAGCTTCATCGCGCGGAAGCTGGAGGCCGCGAGGTGGTCATCCACCGTTCCCGCGCGGGTCGTGCCGTCCTCGCCGCGCAGCCGGTTCTGCAGCCATTCCGAGGTCGCGGCATCGGCGCCGCGGATGGCCTCCTCATCGGCGTCGGCCTGGTTCGCCTTGAGCAGCGCGCGCTCGTTGGAGGCCTTCTCCCAGGCGAAGCGCTGGTCGTCGCGCTGGCCCTGCTTGATGCTGTTCAGCATCTGCATGCCGGCCACGGGGTTGCTGCGCGAGATCACGCCGGCCATGGCTTGCTGGCGCGCCGACGTGACCTGGTCTTCGGTCAGCGCGCCATCCGTGCGCTGGCCCAGGAAGTCGGTGACGCCGCGCTGCGCGATCGTGCCTCGCATCGAAGGGCCGGCAGCCGAGGCGACGTCGTAGCTGCCGTCCTCGTTGGCGGTCAGCGTGTAGAGCGGCTTGCCGTCGGCGTCCTTCGCGTTCGCGATGGCTTCGAGCTGCTTGCCGTCTTCCGCGGTGAAGCCCTGCGACTTCTCGGGCGTGGCACGGGCGATCTTGGACAGCTCCATGTCGTCGAGCACGCGCCCCGTCGTGTCGTAGCCCTGATTGAAGCCCTGGAAGAAGTCCAGGACCGCGTTTCGGTTGCGTGCCATTTCAGTCCTCTTGCATGGAGCGGATCGCGTTCATCAGGCCGGGCCCGTTCGGCGCGCGCCCGATGAGCTTGCCCTGCCGGTCGTACAGCAGCGCCTCGTCGCCGTTCACGCTGATCTGGTGGCCATCGTCGAAACGACCTTGGTTGGCGTTGTACTGGGCCAGGGTGTCGTTGTCCGAGAGCTGGACGTCGGCGTCGACCGGCTTGATCTCGGTCTGGAGCACCGGGCGCTGCTGGCCGCCGCTGCCTCCGCCGAGCCCGATGTCGCCGAGCATGTCCGTGAAGCCGGTTCCCGGCGTGCTGGACTGGCCGGCGCCAAGCTGAGACGTGCCGTAGTTGCCGGCGATCGAGCCGGCGATCGTCCGGGCAATGCGGTGCATGTTGTGGCCGGCCTCGGTGTCGATGCCGGCGGCTTCCGCCTTGCGGTAGGTGTCGGCGCTGGCGCCGCCCCACTGGTCGACGAGCGGCTCATCATCCTTGCCGAGCACCTTGTTCCAGACCTTCGTGCTCGCCGGGTCGATCCCGCCGTACAGCAGGCGCAGCGGGTTGTCCTTGATCTTGCCGGCGATGCCCTTGAGGTTGAAGCCCTCGAACTTCAGGACGTCACTGAGCTTGCTCATCACGGACCTCGATCATGGGGAAGCCGAGCACGCGGTAGTCGATGCGGCCGTAGCCATCCGGCGTGAAGGACACGGCCTGCGGGTGCGTCTGCTGGACCTCATGCACCATGGCGCCGACGAAGCGCTGGTGCAGCCCGTGGTAGCGGAAGCTGTAGAGCCGCACGCCGGTGGCGGCGTCTCGGCCCGCGGGCCGGATGTCGGTCTTGAGCCGGATGTCGGAGAAGGCACCCCACAGCTTCAGACCGGTGCCGACGAGGGAGCCGATGCCGCCGGCGGTGTCGCCGAAGCTGGAGCCGCCGGATTCGGAGTTCGCCTTGTAGTTGGCCTGCGCGCCCCACATGCTGGTCGCGTTGGTGCCCATCTGCCCGGCCACCGCCGCGGCGGAGCCGTAGCCCGCGTTCCGGCCGGCCAGCGACGCGGAGGTCAGCCCGACGCCGTTGCCGCCCAGCGCCGCGCCGGTGGTCGTCGCCTGCGTGCCCATGGCCGGGTAGCCGGCCAGCGCGTTGACGGCACGATCGGTCAGCGCGCGGCCCTCTTCGCGCGCCGCTGTGCGCGCGTTGTTCGCCGCGCCGGCGCCGGCCACCGTCTGCGTGAGCTGCAGCTGCTGGTCCATGGCCGCCGCGCGGCCGCTCGCCGGGTTGATGCCCATGCGCGCCAGGCTGCGCGCGGACTGTTCGCGCGCGCTCGATGCCGCCGCATTGACGTCGGCCATCGCCTGGCCAGCGAGTTCCTCGCGGCGGGCCTCGGTGTTGAAGTCCTTGGCTTCCTTGACCAGCGAGTCCTGCATGCCGCTGAGCTGGTCGCGGCGCGACAGCAGCCACTGCCGGTCGGACTGGGACTGCTCGTAGGCGGTCTTGCTGCTGTCCAGCGCGAACTGCAGCTGCTGCTTCTGCAGCGGCGCCAGCTCATTGCTGTTGGCCAGCATCTGCTGGATCGCGTTGTCCTGGATGCCCATGGACTTGATCTGCGCCTCGACTAGGCGCGGATCCGGCGCGGGCGCGGTGCTGCCGCCCTTGCCGCCACCCTCGAGCGTCATGCCGCCTCGGCGGCCGGCCCGCGGCCGGAACGCGTGTTCCGGCAGCAGGTCGAAATCAGTTCGGTGAAACCGTCCCATAGCGGCAATCCTCTCGACGCATCACATAGAGAATCACATCACCGCCATCCTCTGCGGCGCCCTTCAGGCGTGCCTCTTCCTTGAACCCCAGCGCCTCATCGAAGCGCCGCGCATCCGCATTGCTGGCGTCCACGTAGCCCGTGATCCGCTGCACCCCACAGACCTCGAACGGGTACCGGAAGCACGCATGCAGGTACTCCCGATTCAGCCAGTGCCGCCCGGGCACCGCCGCAACGTGCATCCAGACGTTGGACCCGTTGAAGCCCTCATAGATGACCCCGGCGACGAGCTCGCCGTCGCGCCGCAGCCCGATGGCCCGGGCACCCTCGCAGAGGCGGAAGCCCGGCAGGCGGGTCCGCACGAAGTCGGCGACCTCAGTGAGGTTGAAAACCAGCTCTGCGCTCATCGCGCCAGCCTGCCATCCTTGGCACGCTGACCCGGCATCAGCCGGCGGGCTGCTCCTCAGGCGGGGCCGGCGGCGGCAGGATCTGCGCACCTTCCAGCGGCCCGGCGTTCAGCGCGCGCAGCAGCACCGTCCCGAGCTCGACTGGATCGCCGATGGAGACCAGCACGTGGGCCCGGTGCGGCGGCGAGCCAGAGTCGGCCGCGGCCTGGCTGAACCAGCTCTGCACGCGCAGCGACACGACGGCGCGCAGCAGGTCGACCTCCATGGTCTCGACCCGGTGGTAGGTGAGCGGCAATCCGTTGAGGGTGATTTCGTGGACGAGTTCCATTTCAGAGCCCCGTGTGACGTGTGACGAAGAGAGGCGCGGCGTACTGCAGGCTCGAGGTCTCGTTCGAGTCCGCGAGGTATGAGAAGGCCGCGACCTCGTTGGAGATCAGGTTGCCGTCGCTGGTGCGGTTGAACATCCGGTGGAGCTCACGCATCCGCCAGGTGGCGCCGGAGACGGTGCCGGTGCGCCGGAAGCCGCCGTTCGGTCCGATCACCCCCCAGGTCTCGCCGGCGTTCCCGACGCCGAAGCTCTGCGATCCAGCCGCCGACGAGATCGTGGGCGTCGCCAGCGCACCGAGTAGCGAGTTCGCGCCGGCCATGAGGTCCCATGCGAGCTCGCCGTTCTCGCGCTTGACGTAGAAGTACGGCGGCCCGCTGGGCGTCGTCTTGCGGCCGTAGCAGAGGATCCTCGGCGCCGAGAGCGTGGCGTAGCCAGTGGCGTCGGTCGTCGACTGCGAGCACCGGCGGGCGCGGAAGCGGTACACGGTCGATGATGGCTTCGTGACCTCCAGCAGCTGGGTGTGGAAGCCAGGGAGCACCTCCAGGACCGGGACGATCGGGATCGACGTCGTGAACTCGAGCGTGTGGTAGCCCATCGACCCGGCGCCAGTGAGGAGCCCGGAGTTCGCTGTCGTCCCGACGACCGACGCGCTGCCGAGGTAGTAGAGGCCGGTGCCGCCGGGCGACAGCACCAGCGACGACTGGTCGACGCGAGTGGCGGTGATACCCGGCACGCCCGTGGAGAGCGATGGCTTCGTCATGGCCCACACGCTGACCGAGTACCGGTCGCCGCCGACCGCCGGCGAGGTCACCCTCGGGTAGCCTAGGTCGTTGTCGACGGTGTAGCCCCACCCCGGCTCGCCTCGGGCGCCCAGCACCCGGATCGTCGAGCCCGTGTAGCCCGGGAAGCCCTGCGAGAACGCGACACCCGAGGGGATGTCGAAGACGCCCAGGCACACGCCCGCCGTCGGAATGTTGTCGGCGTCGAAGATGATGTTCCCGCTCGGGTCGCGACAGATCAGGGTCATGACGAGGAGATCCGGACGGCCTCGGCGTCGTTCCAGTAGAAGACCTGGATCAGGTTGTCGCGGATCTCCACGCGCGCGCCCGACGGCGCGGTGCGCAGCACGCCGATCGTGGTCGACACCACCGACAAGCTGCCAATCGACGCGGTGTTGATGTTGGCCAGGTTGACCTGCGCCGTGCCGATCTTGGCGTTGGTGATCGCGCCATCCTGGATCTTGGCCGTCGTGATCTGCCCGTCCGCGATCTTGGCCGAGGTGATGTTGGCGTCGGCAATCTTTGCGGCCGTGATCTGCGCATCGCCGATCTTCGCGGTGCTGATGGCGCCGTTGGCGATCTTGGCGGTGTCGACCGCGAGGTTTTCGATCAGCGCACTGCGGATGGCACCGTCCTGGATCGCGGCCGAGCCAACCGCGATGGCGCCGGCGGCGATCTTGCCGGCCGTGATCGACCCATCGACGATGAGCGACGCGTCGTTGACCTTCTCGACGTTGAGGTTCGTGAACCACGGGTTGCCAACGAAGACCGGCTTGTCCGTCCACGGGGCGATCATTAGGCCGACAACGCCGGCGGGGATGGCGAGCGTGGCAACGCAGTATTGCCAGCCTGCGGCTGTGGTGTTGGCGAAGCCGAACGCGTTCACGATGGTGTTTGACGCGTCGTAGAAGTAGCAGAGCAGGCCCGCCCCGCCCCCGCCGGCACCGCCAGCGAGGTTCAAGAACACCGAGCACTTGTACTGTTCACCGGCCTGCACGTTGAGCGGTGGCCCAGTCCATGAGTTGTCCCGGTATGTGAACTGTGCGGCCGTGGGAAACGGACAACCGGCAGGCACAGCGGGGTTGCTCGACGGAAGCCGCTGCACGAAGCCGTTCCACATCGTCGAGCCACCCTCGAAGAAGGGATCGACGATGAGCGACTTCGGCGCGATCAGCATGTGCTGGGCCCGAATGGCGCCAGCCGCGATTTCACTCGCACGGATCGCACCAGCGGCGATCTTGCCGGCCACGATGGAACCGGCAACGATGTCGGCACCGTCCACGTCCTTCGTGTAGGCGGTCCCATTCCAGCGGTAGATCTTCCAGTCCGCGGTGTTGACGATCGTGCGGGTGCTGAAGGCGCCGGGCACCGAGGTCACGATCGTCACCGGCTCGATGCCGTTGGCGAACTTCGTGAGGTCCACCGCCTGGGCGGCGAGCTTCGCGGCAGAGACGGCGCCATTGGCCAGGTTCGCGGCCTCGACGATCAGCGGGCCGAGATCGCTGTTGCCGACCTTGCCCGTGGTGCGCGCGATCCCGTTGGTGCCGCCGGCCGGGACCGACGACTCGACGCCGTCCTCGCTGACCCACTTCAGCCAAATGTGCCAGGTCGTGCCCAGCGTGGTCGGGTGGGCGAAGACGGTGCCGGTGAACTCGGTGATGAGCTGGGCGGACGAGAACGTCGGCAGCGGGCCGCTCACCCACTGCGCGCCATAGACGCGGGTGCGGGCGTGGCCGTGCCCCTGCGTGTACGTCGGCAGGTCGTGCTCGATGATCAGGTTGTTGAAGGTGGCCGTGACGTCGACGCCGGTGGGCATGGGGGGCGGTGTCAGGTCGGGCTCCACGGGCTCACCGCTGCCACCGCCGCCGATGCCGGGCGCCGGCCCCTTGATCGGTGCCTTCCCGCCGCTGCCCACCAAGTAGCCCGCGTTCAGCTCGACCAGGCCGGCGTCGACGAGGTCGCGCACGGTGACGCCCCGATCAAGCTTGTCGCCCAGGTTGCCGAGGTAGGTCGAGAGCGCCTCCCGGACCTTCTGCTGAAAATTCGGGCTGTTGACGGTCGGGATGTCCTTTCGGCGGTCAGCCATCGCGGAGCTCCTCCAGCGAGTGCGCGAGCGAGACGCCTTGGACCGCGCCGGTGGTCTCCACCTCGATCTGCGTCGTGAAGGTCCGGAAGCCGCTGGGCAGCCGCACGGGCTCCGTGCTGGGCACGCTGATGTCGGCCACCTGGCCGGCGTCGCCGAAGACTCGCAGCGCCACCGGGTAGGCGTCGGCGACGACCTTGGCGCAGGTGAAGCCCGGCACCGGCGCGAGGTGGTCGAAGACCTTGCTGCGGAAGCGTGCCGACAGCGCGGCACCGGCGTCCCAGCGCTGCACGCTTGTGCCGTTCAGGATGAACATCGCGTCCTGCAGGTCGTCGACGTAGACCGCGTCGGCGCCGACATCGGAGAAGAAGATGCCGTCCGGGTAGCTGGGGTCCACCATGAACGACGCCTTGACGCCCTCCGCCGGCGAGTAGAAGCCGTAGTAGCGGCCCTCGAAGAAGGCGCCGATGATGGTCTCCGGTCGCAGCGCCTGCCAGTCGTCGCGGGTCATCGATTGGGCCGTGAGCAGGCGCGGCCCGGCCGAACCGAGGTAGGCCAGACCGTCAGGCGACGCCCAGGCCACGCCGTGCCCGACGCTCACCATCGATGCCGCCGCGACGCAGGCCTGTAGGAACTCGACGGGCTGCTCGTCCATGCTGTCCGGCGCGCCGCCGGTGCATACCAGGGGTCGGCCGTTCGTCCCGACCACCAGCGTCTGCCCGAACGCGGCTAGCGCGATCGGCGTGACGTCGGAAGGGGTCAGGCCGTACTGCATCGGCCACGCCGACGGGGTGTTGGGCTCGCAGAAGCGGATCTCCTGGCCAGAGATTCCAGCGAGCATGCCGTTCCACAACGGCGTCAGCGAATGCAGGGGCGGCTCGGTGATGTTCAGCGCCCCGCCCTGCGGCACACCGGGCGCCGGGACCCAGGTCAGCGACGGAAGCACCTCGCCGAGCTTGCGGTTGTCGTCCGTGGTGCCCGTCGCCGTGGAGAGAATCTCTCGCAGGAAGAAGAGGGTCGTGCTGCTCGAGCTGCCGGTCTCGGTGCGGTAGACGCGGATCCGGTTGATGCCGTAGCTGCCCGCCGGTGGCGCCGAAAGCGCGCTCAGCGTGACCGTGTCGTCGGCCTTGCAGGTGATCGTCGCCCCGGGCGATGGCCAGCCCTCCTCCCCGATGTCGTTGACATAGGTGTAGGCGTAGATGCGGGTCTCCAGCTCGGTGCTGGTGCCGCCGGCGGCGGCCAGCGTCGGTGCCGCGGCTGGCGCCGGCAGGCCAAGCGCGCGCCACGCCGTGGGCGGGTTCGCGCCCAGCGCCATCGTCGTGTCCGTCCACTTCGGGAAGCCGTCGCCGGTGTAATAGGTCCGCTCGCCGCTGTCCGCCGTATTGAAGCCGCGCACCACGCTCGTCGGCGTCGCCCAGCTCAGCCAGTAGTTGGTGTCGCTGACGACATCGCGCCCCATGCGGTATATCGACTTCCGGCCCGCTGGCACGACGGCGCGCGCGGCCGGCGCCTTCAGCGGCCGAAGGTCACCGCGGCCCGGCTTCTGGTTCTGCGAGACGACGCCGATCGCGTCGGGCAGCAGCTTCGGGTGCGGCGCCTTCGCGGCGCCGGCGAAGGTGGCGAGACGGATCCGGGCCATTCACTGCACCGCCATGCACCGTTCGTAGCGCGCGAGCTGCCGCGTCCAGACGCCCATGCAGACCTTGTTGCCGGGCGTCGAGCAGTCGAATCGCCAGGACACGGCGCGCCCGGTCTCATCGCGTCGCGCGACCTCCCAGCCAGCATGCGGCTCGGACGACGTCATGAAGCGGAACTCGCGCAACTTCTCGCAGGCCTGCGCGTACCGCCCGGCGTTGAGCAGCGGCGCGAAGTTGCGGCAGGTCGCGCTCATCCCGTACTGGTAGCTGAAGTCCAGGTAGAGGTCGAACTCCTCCTGATGCAGCGGCGCCCGCACGCACCCCTTGAAGCTGGCCTCGGCCTTCTGCGTGTAGGCAAGGGTGCGCTGCAGCGCTTTCACCGGCGTCGTCCGGTCACCCTCGCGCACCGGGCTGCCGTCGGCATGCGTGATTGACCCGAAGCCCAGCGTCGGCACGTCACCCTTCACCGGGATCACCGCGGTGTCGGTGTAGCCCTCGTCGGTCGCGAGCCCGACCAGGGCGGCCGCGCTGAGCACCAGCGCGCCGATGGCGATGCGGATCTTGTTCATTCGTCGAGCTCCATGTCGGCGGTGTCCGCGACGGGCCGGCGCGAGAAGCGGCGCTTGAGCTTCTGGCCCCAGTCCGACTCCTCCCTCCACCACTTGCGCAGCAGGTAGAGGATCTGCAGCACGACGAGCAGGCCGGACAGCACCGCGGCCCAGTTGAGGCTCTGCCACCACGGCGCCGAGGCCAGCGTCAGTCCGCCGGCGGGCGCGGTCCGCGTCGCCAGCTCGGTGACGATGTCCTTCATCTCTTGCTTCATCTCAGCCCGCCTCCCCGGGTCGATTGGTCTTCGGTGCGACGGTCAGCGAGGTGCTGACGTCGATGCCGAGCGAGTTCGCGAAGGCGCCGTAATGGGCCTGCGCGCGTGCGCCGTTGCCGGCGTATTCGGTGGCCTTGCTGTAGGACCGGTAGAGGACGTAGTCCACGAGCGCCGACTGGTAGATGTCGGCGACGGCGATGTTCCCGGCGACGTCGTCCCAGGTCTGGCCCGGGTTCGGCACCACGATGTCCGTCGGGTAGACCGAGACCAGCGCATCCACCGAGGCGCCCTCGGCGGCGGCCGGCGGGTAGACCTCGAAGAGGCGCGGCGCCCGGGGGTCATGCATGAAGTGCTGGATCGACGTGACGCCGGCGAGCTGGCGCCAGCCCGACTCGATCTCGTCGAGCTCCCGGCGCTCGGTCTGGCGGACCGGGCCGCCGCCGGTGTTGCACGGGACGTCGAGCAGCTTCACGGCCGTCGCCGGCAGCGACTGCCGGAAGCCTGCGATCAGCGGCACCGCGACGATCGCCGCGGTGGCGTCCGGACGCTGGATCACGATCTCGCGCTGGCCGTCGTTGAGCCAGCGCACGAGCTCGTCGATCTTCCAGGCCACGGACCCGACGTCGACCAGGATGTCGACGACGCGCCGGATGACTTGCTTGGCTGCGACCGCCATGTCAGCACCACTGCGGCCGCTGGCGCGGCGTCGAGTTCGTGAAGTTGCGGAAGACCTGCGCCTGGGTCGCGCCGATCGCGGCCTCGTACTCACCCGCGGCAATGGAGGCCAGCTCGGGACTGAAGTAGTCGGCGCGCGGGTTCAGCAGCAGCCGCTTCTTGGCGCCAGCGACCAGCGCGTCGCGAAACTGCAGCGCCATGTCGTCGGCGATGCCGGTCGCGGTGTCGCCGGGCTTGAGCGAGGCCTGGAACTGCAGCTTCGAGCCGGCGCCGTAGTCGGTCGCGGTCAGCACGTTCACCCGGTCACGCGAGGCCACTCCTGCGTCAAGGCCTGCATGCAGCTCCGGATCGGCCTCGAAGCAGTTGAAGTTGAGGATGTCGATCGGGCTGCCGTTGAGGGTTGCGCGCTCGAGGCGCTCCACCACGGCGCCCGCCGGCAGCGTCAGGGTGTAGGTCCGCTGGCCCGCGACGGTCGCGATCTCCGGCAGCCACGGGCGCCAGGCCCGGGTCCGCTTGAAGAAGTCCTGCGCTGCGAGCCGCAGGGCCCGCGCGATGGTCGGCTCCGCTGCCCCGGTGACGTGGGGCAGCAGGTCCGGCAGGAAGTAGGACCACTGGGCCATGCGGGCCTCAGCTGCGGCGGCGCGACGGGCGGGCGGCGGCCTGGGCCGGGGCAGCGCCTTCCACCGGAGCGGCGGCGACCACCTCGGCGCCCTCGACCGGCGCGGCGTCCTCGTCGCCTTCGTCGTCGGGCTCATCCTCGCCTTCGCCCGGCGGCGAGGCCTCCGGGGTGTGGCCGACGGCATCGAGGTCCGTGTCCAGCGTGCCGCCGATCGGGGCAACCAGCGTCGACGCGGCCTGGAAGTCGGCCGGATCGATCGGCCCGAAGTCCTCGGAGTTCAGCAGCCGCTCCAGCAGCGCCGGCTCGTTGACGTCGCAGACGAGATCACCGTACTCGTCGGGCTTGAAGACGAACGGCGTGCCGTCGCCTCCGCGAACGACGACGGTGCCATCGCGGCGCGGCTTGATCGTGGTCTGGAGCTTCATGGTCGGGGTCCTTCAGGGTCGGAAGAAAAAAGGGGAAGCGCGCAGCCTCCCCCTGGTGTGGCGATCGGCCGGAGGCGGCCAGGTCGGTCAGCCTCAGGCGGCGCGGTAGAACACCGTGACGCCGACGTTGCCGGCGGCGGCGACGGTTGGCGCCGTGCTGACCTTCAGGCCGATGCGGCGATCGACGGCCGCCGGCTGTACGTTGACCAGCGCGTTACCGTTGAAGGTCAGCCGCTGCAGGAAGTCCGTGTTGGCCGCCGTGGTCGAGCCCCAGTTCTTGCCGCCGTCGGCGGCATCGGTCGACAGGTCGGTGCCGGCCGCGTTCAGGATCCCGACCTGCAGCACCATCGCAGCGGCGCCGGTGTCGACGTCGGTGCCGTCGACCTGGACGTCCACCGGCACGCAGCCGGCCGGCAGGATGCCGATCTGGCCGGCGTTGTTCAGCGCCAGGTCGGCGGCGAGCACCGCCAGCGGGAAGCGCACGGCGACGATCTCGGCGCCGGCGGGATAGACCACCGGCTTGCGGCCGGTGATGTAGTCGTTGCTGTTCGTGAAGGACACGTTGATCTCCTAGAAGGTTGAGCCCTGTTGAAGACCGGCCGCCGCGGCGGCCGGTGGTCGATCAGCGGTTGGCCGCCGCCGTGTCCAGCGCGAAGACGCCGAAGTCCTGGTCGCCCTGGCCGTCCACCGTGAAGCGGACCTTCTTGACGCCGAAGATCGAGGACGTGGTGATCACGACCTTGTCGCCGTTGTCGCGGGTCTCTTCGTTCCAGGTGAAGCGCATGTTGGTGCCCGGGGAACCGAATGCCACCACGGCGGCCTGCGAGCCCAGGAACAGCGCGCGCGCCGCTTCCACGTTGCCGCCGGCACCCGCGTTGTTGAAGCGGATGACGTTGCGGTGGCTGTGCAGGATGCAGCCGCGGTACATGCCCAGCGAGCCCTTGAACAGCGGGCTGTTGCGCCCCTCGGCCGAGGCCGCCGCCTTCTGGATGTCCATCCACTGGCCGGTCGACGTGTTGGCGCGCAGGTCGTCTTCCTGGAAGGTGTGCATCACGCACACGAAGGTCTCGTTGCCGTCGATCTTGCAGGGCTGCAGGACCGGGATACCGGTGGCACCGCCGCCCTGGCTGTCGGCGCGCGTCTTGGCGCGGTCGACCAGGCGCAGATCGAACTTGTCGGCCGCGTCGATGTTGTTGAACGCGGTGGCGTCGTTGCCGAACAGCTGGTGGTTGCTGTCCGGCGCGAACAGCGCGTTGTTGGCGCGGCCGGCGTAGCCTTGCGGCAGCAGGAAGTTGGGGTTGATGCCGCGGTTGCCGGACAGGTAGATGAACAGCAGTTCATCCTGCAGGCGCGCCCACCAGTTCGACTGCTGGCGCTTGGCCTTTTCGCGCAGGTTGTGCAGCGTGCGCTTGCGGGTCATGCGACCGCCGGTGTTCACACCGCACCGGGCCTGATCGATGTAGATCTGGTCGGTGTAGAACTTCTGCGCTTCCTCCTTGCCCTCGAGCGTGTCCTCGCCCTCGACCGGCGCCATGCGCAGCTCGGCCAGCAGGTCATAGGTGATCTGCTCACCGGCGTCCGACTCGAGGTCGGTCAGGATCTGGATGGGGACCTCGGCCTCGGCGCCGCGCGCCATGAAGCGCTGGTTCCAGTACGAGGATTGCGAGGTGTCGAGCGCCAGCATGCCGCCGAATCGCTTGACGGCCTTCGGGTCGTTGACGCCAACGATGGTACGGGCCATGGAGATACTCCTTCAGGTTTGAAAGAGCACCTCCTGCGCTCGGGCTTGACGTTGCGGCTTGCTCAGCCGTGATCGGACTCTGTCATCCTTGGCACGAGATCCGCAGTGACGAGCGGAAGGAAGTTCCGTCGGCCAAACTCTCCGTGCTCTGCCAGGCTCGCCAAGTCATAGTGATAGGCCGCCTCGACATCAGATGCGAAGTACCCGACATGCACCCGACGACCGTCGGCGCGCCGGATCTTGACTTGCCATGGCTTTCGCCGGCCGACCAACTTGCGGTCGATGCAGACGCCCTTGTATCTGGAGGTTGTGGACTCGGGCGTCTTCTTGGCCTGGTTCCAGGCGTTCTGGTGCTCGCTGACGAAGCGCAGATTGGATCTCACGCAGTTCAGCGTGTTGCCGTCGATGTGGTCAACGATTTGGCCTTCGGCGGCTCGCATGATCATGCGATGGAGGTAGCATTCCTCCCCTGTCGGGGCACGCCACTTGACGTAACCGTGCCCACCCCGCGTCCGCTTGTACGAGAAGGAATGCTCTTTCAGAAGGTGCAGGTCGCACTCGTCAAGCAGCAGCACGCGTCTTTGATTGATCGCAACCTTCGCAATCATTCTCTCGGACCTTCTCGATCTTCAGATCGACGGGGGCTGTGACGCGCAGCCGCGCGACACGCCCGCTCTTGTGGATGACCTGGACCATGGCGCCGGCGAGCACCAAGGCCTCGCCGGGCTGCAGGTCCATCACGAGCGACGACTTGCGATCGGACATCAGGTCCCCGCGAGATAGCGCGAGCGCTGGTCCGGCGTCATGCGGGCCAGCTTGGCTTCGAGCTTGTCGCCGTCGAGCGAGTCGAGCTCGGCAAACTCGTCGCCGGTGTCGCCGGGATGGTCACCGCCGGGGACGTGGGCGAGCGTGGGCGGGGCCGCGGAGACCGGCGGCGTGCGCGGTGCCGGCGCGGGTGCAGCGGGCGCCTTCGCTGCGGCGGGCGCGGCAGCCGCCGGCGCCGCTGCCGGCGTCGCGGCGACATCGCCGTGCAGCGCCTGCACGCGCTTATGGGCCTCGCGCAGGAACCAGGTCATGTCCTTGTCCTCGTTGGCCGGGTTCTGCGCCAGCGCGCGGACGAAGCCGTCGAGGTCGTGATTGCGGGCCTTGTCCGTCGCGTAGTCGACGCCGCCGCTGGAGCGCACCTCCTGGAAGAAGCCCTCCACCGCGTTGATCCACTGCTGGCGCTGCGATTGCTCGCGCGACTCGCTGGAGATGTCGGCCTTCACGCGCAGGGCGTTGAGCTCGTCGCGCTCCTCCATGAGCGCGTCGTTCTGCTTCGTGTACTCCTGGATCGTGATCTCGCCGGCCTCGAGCTTGTCGCCCAGCGCCTTGCGATCGTCGGTCAGCTTCTTGACGCGGGCGTCGTAATCAGCGGGCAGCTCGGCGTGGTAGACGGTCTCGCGCGGGCGCGGCGCCGGCGCAGGTTCGGCGGCTGCAGGCGCCACCGCGGGCGCTGCGGCGGGCGCAGCGGCGGCGGGTGCTTCGGCCGGGGCCGCCGCGGCCGGGGCTTCGGCTGGCGCAGCTGCCGGAGCAGCAGCTGGCGCTGCAGGCGCAGCGGCCGGTGCCGGAGCGCTGGCCGCGTCATCGGCTTCGTCCTCGTCGACCTCGGCGTTGTCGTTGGCCGCCGCGACGACAGCGGCTAGTGCCGCCTTCTCGTGCTCGGACAGCTCGTCGGCCATAGCCGCGCGCTCTTCCTCGGTCAGGGTGGACATCGCGTGCTGGACGTCGACGTCTTCGGTGGGTTGGGTGTTCGCACTCATGCGCGAGGCTCCGTGGGGTGGGTTGGGAAAGGGGTCAGGCCTTGGCCTTGTCGGCTTCGCCGGCGACGCTGGCGAGCTCGATCAGCTTCTGCTTGGCCATGGCGGTGGCTCGGTCGTGGCGCTTGCGATCGCGCTTGATCTCCTCGGCCTCCATCAGCGTCCGCATGTCGCATTCAGCGCGCCATTCGTCCTCTTCTTGCTTGCTGCCGATCAGCGATGCTCCCTTGGCCATGGCTCACTCCTGTTTGGGTGCGGCGGAATCTGCCATCCTTGGCACGGGCGGCGCGGCCGGGCCGGGCCAGGCCTCGATCAGCGTTCGGACGTCGCTGGCGTGCCGGTCAGCACGCTCTGCCACTTCGCCATATCGCGCCGCGCACTGGTCGAATACCTCTCGGAAGGCAGCGACTCGGCTGAGACAGGCGCCGTGGGACTCGCCGGACATTCGGACGGCAGCGTCGGCCGCGTCGCGCAGGCCGTCGCGCAGAGCGCGAACAGCAGCGACGTCACGCTGCAGCGCCACTTCGCGGCCGCGCGCAGCGGCCAGGGCTTGATCGACTTGGGCACGTTGGCTCCTTTCCGCCTTGAGGACGTGGCGGATCTGTTCGGTGCGCTGCTCGGCGAGGTCCAAGGCCTGGTCGGACATCGCCTTCTGGTGCTTGCCCTTCAGCCCCTCGATCTCGCCGTCATAGCGCCAGCCCTGCACCGTCCACGCCGCGGCGAACGCGAGCACGGCGGCGACCAACGACGAGATCAGCAGCGATTTCATGGCGGGCCAGCGTGCCATCCTTGGCACGGCCGTCGATCAGATCCCGTAGGCCTGCTTGTTGAGCCCCGAGAACGTGACGACCTGGCAGGTCCCGGCGATCTCCTGCGTGCGGATGTAGTCGCACAGGGAACCGAGCGCAGTCAGCGCCTCACCACCCGCATTGAACTCGCCATGACACGCGAAGACGGCGACGCCCTTGGCAGCGATCGCTTGGTCGACGTGATCCTTCCAGCGGTCGTACACGGTGCCCGCGGTGAAGCCCGACGTCATGTTGAGGCACCGGATGTTGTACGGGTCACCGTAGGGAACGGTCTCGGCTGAGCGGAACGGATACTGCGCGTTCTGGCCGTTGGCGAAACGTCGCAGCGTCGCCAGGGCCCGCTTGGCGGCCAGGGTCCGCTCCTCGTCGATGTTGGTCACCGTGCCCGAGCCATAACTGCCGTTCTGCGTCTCGTGGATCCCGATGCGGTTCATCGCCAGGACCCACTTGCCGACCTGGCGCATCCAGTCCTCGGGCGAAAGGTTGAAGCCGGTCTCGTTCTGGTAGACCTGATAGGCGACCTCCCAGCCGTAGTCCCGATGCATCTTCGAGATCTGCTCCGGCGTCAGGTAGCCCGTCTGCCCCATCTTCACCGTCGTGTCCATGCAGAGGACGCCGGGATAGTTGAACCTCGACATCAGGGGCAGCGCGTTGTTCCAGGCGCCGTCGTGCAGGTCGTCGAAGGTGAAGATCACCGAGCCCTTGGCCAGCGCGTTGGGCACGAAGTCCAGGCTCACGGGCCGCAGCTTGCACCCGTTGGAACTGCCGCCGCCGGTGATCTTGATCCGAGCCCACTTGATCGACGCCAGGTCGGCGCCGGTTCCGGTCGCGGTGAAGTGGCTGATCGGCAGCGAGAAGCAGCGCAGAAGGTTGTAGCCCAGCACGGACGCGCCCATGAAGCCTTGCCAGAGCCCGTTCAGGTTGGGGCTGGTGTGGAAGTTGGCGGTCGGCGCCGCCGGCGTTCCTGCGCTGTGCAGTTCGATGTAGAAGCCAGTCGGCCCGTTCACGCCGAAGTTGTTTCCGGCGTTGTCCGGCCAGCAGTGGGTGAAGTGAATGCTGCCGTTCTGCACGTCGACGCCAGCCGCCAGCGCTGTGCCGGGCGCGATCGAGACCTCGGCGGTCTGCGTCTGCGTGTATTCGACGATGGAGGTGCCGAATGCCAGTTCGCCGTTGGCCGCGTTGGCGAAGTCGGCAGCCCGGTTCGTCACAACGTCCGCCGTCGTCAGCCAGCGCGCCAGCGGCACCGGCTTCTTGCGCAGGCGGTGGACCGGCCGCAGGTTGCCCAGCGTCAGGACGCTCCCGGCGGGCATCAGGTTGGGATAGTTGAACTCGCCGTTGACGATGTCGGCATCGGCCGAGATCATGTCCGCGCGCTGCGTCAGCAGCATCGAGGAGTTCGGCCCGGCGGTCCAGCACTCCGCCTCCAACGGCCGCGCTTGCCGCGCGATGCTATCCACGGCCTTCTGCTGGACTTGGTTGGCATTGGTGATGCCCAGGATCAGCGCGGACTCGCCGTGCCGGACCTTGTACTCGATGCCGGCGCCACCGATGCGGAAGAGGATGTCGTGTTCCGCGGCGTTGTTCAGCTCCATCGCCGTGCAGGCCAGGTTGCCGAAGGCAACATAGGCTCCGCCTGCCACCGCCAACGACAAGGTGCCGGCGAAGGTGTACGTGTCGGTGCGGGTCACGGCCATCGCCGAGATCGTCGTCGGCTGCGTCCGCCCGCTGACCGCCCAGTCACTGCGCCGGAATCCGATCTGGTTGGCGTTCGTGATGCCGGCAAACCGACGTCGCTGCCCCGCGAGCAGCGTGATCACCGCTCCAGCGCCATTGCGCTGGAACTCGATCGGGACCCGCTGGTCGTTGAAGACCTCCAGCTCGGTGCAGGCCTGGTCGGGGAAGACGGCAAAGCTGCCGTCGGTCGGCGTCGCGCTCGACGTCGCCTTCACCGCGCCCCGGGCGGTCTGCGATGGCAACGTGCCGCCGCCACCGATCGGACGCTTGTCCCCGGGCCTGACCTGGTAACCGGTGACGGTCCCGTCGTCATCGACGACCCACTCCACATTGCGATTGACGCGCTCAGCCATTGCGGCCTCCTGGTTCGATTACGCGGCCGTCGCCGCCTTCTCGCCCCGTGCGTCCTGCGCAGAGCTCCTCTCTTCGATGGCGGCGAGACGGGCTTCCAACACCGCGACGCGCTTGTCACTGGCGGCCTCGATCTCCGCGACGCGCAGCTTGGTGTCGCGCTCGATGTTGGCGACCTCCAGTTTGACGTCGGCGTCCTTGCGGATCTGCAGCGTCCGGTTCGTGAGCTCGGCCTGTGCCTCGCGCAGTTCCTCGCTGAGCTGCTCGATCTGCTGGGCGGCCTGCTGCCGGATCTGGCCCAGGGCCTGTTCCAGCGCCGGATCGATGCCCTCCCCGCCCGCGGCGGCGGCGGCCTCGGTCTCCAGCTTCAGCGCCCGGGCGTTGATCTCGCGGACCTTGGCGCGCTGCTCTTCGAGGGCGGCGATCGCGGTCTCCCGCTGGTACTGGAGCGCCTCGGCCTGCTGGGCTTGCTGGGCCTGCATGGCGGCCTGCTCTTCGGGCGTCGGTTCCTTGTTGGGGTCGCGGTCGCCGGTCATCTTGCGGATCTGGTCGGCGATCTCGTCCTTGTTGGGCAGGTCCGAGAACTCGAAGGCCAAGGTCAGCAGGCGCAGCGCGACCTCTGGCGGCAGGCGCTCAGCGATCTTGCTGAGCGAGTCGAACATGACCTGGCGCAGCGTACCGGCGTAGTCGGCCTCGGTGACGATGAAGTCCGCGATGCTGGCCGTGATGTCGTTGAGGTAGCGCACGGACCCGTCGGCCTGCTGCTCCGGTTGGTTGATGCGCAGCCACTCGATGGCGCCCTTGGCACCGGTGAGCCGCACCACCTTGGCCTCGGTGTAGAACTGCTCGGTCAGCGACAGCTGCTTTTCCCCCTGGACCTGCGTCGAGAAGCGCAGGTTGTCGAAGGGCTCGGTGGTGCTGACGCTGCCCTGGATCTGGCGGCGCTCGATCGCCGCACCGCTGACCGCGTTGGTCTGGCGGCCCAGGTTCTCGTTGTTGACGCCGGCGCTGCGCTGGATGGCCTGCGCGCCGAGCTCCATCATCTGGATCTGACCGGTCGCGGCATCGACGTCGCGCCGGATGTCGAAGGACTTGTTCGCCTTCTTGATGATCATGCCGTCCGGGCGCCCGACCTCGTCGCGCGTCGCCTCGATGTCCTCGACGGCGCCCTCGTCCATGATGACCTGGTTGGAGTTCATCAGGAACAGGGCCTTCGACGCACGCTTGTTCAGATCCATCTGAACATCGCGGATGCGCCGGACGACGCCATAGGGCTGGCGGGTGCGGCCGAAGCGATAGCACCAAGTCGGGGTCAGGCTGAAGCGGTTGTGCCGCGCGATCGACGGGCCGCGCGACAGCAGCGCGCCCTCGACGAAGACCGCGACGTGCGTGCGCATCATCATGCGGTCCACGATCATGGAGCCCGAGCTGGCCACGGCGTCGGCCAGCAGCTGATCGCCCTCGTTCAGGATGGCGCCGGCGTGCGGACCATCGCGCACCACGCGGACCTTGGTCGGAATCCGGTACTGCGCCTCGATGAGGCGCACGCGCCGGCGCTCGGTGTCGATGGTGGTGCCGCTACCGTAGGCGCGCAGCGTGCCGCTGCGGTTCTCGGCGTCGAGCGGCGACTGCCAGCCGTCTTCCTCCTCCGGGTCGACGTCACCCCAGAAGGACGTGTCCTCGGCCGCCTTGCGCACCGCATCGGCGCGGTCGGGGAACATCATCACCGCGATGTCCACGTCGACCCATCGCCAGCGGAACAGGTAGCGACCGTCGTCGATGTCGAGCTCGTAGCTTCCCCGGCTGTCCCAAATGACGTTCCGCCAGTCCTCATACTTGCTGTAGAGGACGTCCTTCGTCGGGTCGTCGCGCGGCCCGTCATCCTGCCAGCCGACGCCGACCTTGATCGCGTCGGCGAAGGCCCGGGAGCGGTTGAAGACGACGCGGTTGACGTCGCTCACGTACTTGAGCACCTTCGTCTTCACGTCGGCGATCTGCACGTCGTCCTCGGTGCGTGGCAGCACCTTCCAGTCGACGCGCGTGCGGCGCTCGGTGCCGATGAGCCAGTCGCACAGCGGCGCGACCTCGTTGTAGACCA